CCTGGTTGATTTACTACCATTGGCAAATTTCTTGGATTAGTTACTTGACCAGTAACATTTTGAGTAACTGGACCCATCATAAATTGACCAACTCTAGCTTTAATCGGTTTCAACACACCTTTTTTTAAAGCTTGTTGTCGAAACAATGGTCTATTTAAAACTCTATTGAGAGACATTAGGCTCTCCCTTGGCCACCTTGTAGCCCTTGAAATGCTTGGAAGGCACTAATACCTGTTCCAATAGATTGAGCTAAGGGACTTGTTTGAGGTGAAGTCGCTGCAGTCAATGTAGATTGAGATTTTGGTCCCGCAGCATAAATATTAGATAGAAACTCCGCTCTTTGATAAGGCTCAAAAGATTGCTGTAATTGAGATTGTCTTGCTGCATCTAATGTTGACTGTGCTAATTGTCTTTGTAAACCGCCTCCCGCCATTAGTTGATTAATATCTGCTTGTTGTTGTGATTGTAATAACGGTGCAATATTACTTAAAAGTTGTTGTTGGTTTTGTGCCGCTGAAACTGCATCACCAAAACCTCTTTGTTGTGCTAAACCTATTTGACTTAATCTAGCTCTTTCTAATTCAGCTTGTGCAACACCCTCTCTTCCACCACCAAATGCTCCAGACATTACAGCGTTTGATGAAAGTTGGTTTTGTGCCATTTGTGCTTGTCTATTTATTTCATCAGTAACATATGATTGATATGGATTTAAAAATTGATTTATATTTGGTGTTTGTGCAGCTAATAATTGTGCTAAACCAGTCCCAGTTTGACCTGCTAAATTTAAACCTTGTTGTTCTAAGGCACTTGCAGGAGAAACTTGTAATGCAGGTATAGTTACAGGTTTATCTGCAGCAGACCTTGCAAGATCCATTAATTCTATTTTTCGTTCTTCAATACCTGGAGCTTCTCTAATTACTGTTTGTGTAAATTGATTACCGCTAGATGCAGGAGCAGGTGCAGATCTTCCACCGCCACCACCAAATATACTACTTACTATCGATCCCATTATAAATCTTTCTCCATTTGAATGTGCTTAGCTTTCCAACCCCACTTTTTAGAAACCTTAGACCAACCTGGCCTTACCCAAAAGCTAAGTTTTTTACATCCGTTTAGTTTAGCAAATTTTGTTACAGTATTCACTATCTTGTCCTCCCATAAATGTCTTTTTCGACCCGTGCAAATAATAGCCTCAAGTTGAGAATAATTTGGTAAAGCAGCGATACGAGTTACAAATAATGCAAACACTTGGTTTAATTCCTCTTCGTCACTACCAAATACAAGAAACATTTGAGCTTCATCTTTTTTAAGTAAATCTTTAATATCTCTTGGATCAGCAAAACCTCCAGAATACTTTAATGCCTCTGCAATCATAAAATCACACAGAGGCCAAAACTTATCAATATATTTTGGTTCAACTGATAATACAGATATGTCAGGTTTAGTTGGCTTTGGCTTTTGCATTTTTACTTCCTTCTAATAAATCAAATACTCTTTTGTATCTTTTTTGTTGTTCATAGAAGTATTGTGCACCTTTTTCTCGCATATCTTTAAAACTACCAGGATTTGCACCTGCAATGATACCTGCACCTAATACTCCATCTGCTCTTGTTACAAACTCTCCGTCTGCTAATTGAGCTAACATTGTATCCTCGTCTTTATCACCAACTCCTGCTCCGTCCTCTACATATCCCGATGCTCTTACATAATTGTTAGAATCATCTTCATCGTGAGTGATCTTTGATGGAAGATAGTTTACTCCACCTTCATTAAATTTTTTAACTTCAGCTAATCCACCTTGATTAAATCTATTTCTTTCCATTGCATAAGGACCTAATCTATAATCTCCTTGGTTTTTTGGATCTCCTTCAGGAATATAAACTTGTTCAAAAGTTTTTTCATCTCCTGTTACTGGATCAATATATTTAAAACCGCCTCTTTGTTTTTGTAATTCTGCTACAGCTAAATTATATGTTGGTGTAAAAATATCCTGTGGCTCAGGTTCAAAAGCACCCGATCCATAAGTTAGTGCACCAATACCAACAGCTGCTTTAAAAGGATCTATTTCGTATTCACCTGGCACACCTTTTCTTGAACGCATAAATAATTTTTGCAACATAGATCTATTATCTACTGTTGGCGCACCAGCTTGAGTAGCTGCAGCTACAGTTGATGCTGCTGGCATTGTAGCTTGACCAACTGCCATTTTACCTGCAGGATTTAAAACAGATGGCTGTTGTGGTAATCCTATTAGTGGACCTATAGCTGTTTGTGATAAACTTTGAATAGGTGCTAATTGTGAAAATGATTTTATTCCGCCTGCCTGACCAAAACCAGCTGCACTTACACCTGGCACCATCTTACCACCCTGATAACCTAAAAATGCTCCAGTTGCTCCACCTAATAATCTTTGAAGTCCTGATCCGCCAGCGTCTTTTGATGCTTTGTAACCTTTATATCCTCCGTAGGCTGCTAGTGCGTAGGGTAAAAATTGTAACATATATTATGTATTCCTTAAAAATTAGCTAATCAGTAAATATTACCATTTTATTTATTGACTATCAACTCATCAGCAAAACAGCCTTTGTATTGGTGCTCACCTACATGAGTAATTCGGTCGGTTATAAGGGCATAACACTTTCCTCCTATGTCTTTCCACCTTTTACAAAAAGCAAAATCTTCACCTAAATATTGTTTTGTTTTAGGATCATACATAGTGTCAAAGAGATTATATAAGTAAGGTCTAGTTATAAGCTCACCATTTACTACAGTTTTCTGTACTATTTCAGTATTTGGATATTCTTTTATCATTTTTTCTATCACAGATCTCTTTATTAACATACAGCCAGTTGGAGAATGTGTTACTTCAATAACACCATCTTTAACTATAATATTGTTTTCATCAGTTACTTTCATTGGATAGGCGTACAAACCTTTAAACTTTAAATCTTTTGCACTTTTTATTGAGCCTTTTTGTATTCTTTCCCAACACTTATCCCACATGACTTGTTTCAAGGGATAGGGCACTGATATTACATCTTTATCTGCTGCTATCATTTTAAATACTGAGGGTGTTTGAAAATCTATATCTGAATCAACAAACAGTAAATGTGTATGGTTACTTTCCATAAAACTAGATACACAAAGATTTCTACCTTGTGTAACAAGTGATGACTTTAGAACTTGAAAAGAAACAAGAACATTTCGTTTCATACATTGTTTTTGAAATTCTAAACAGGCATTGAAGTAATGTAATGATACATCACTATGGCAAGGTGTTGCTACAAAAATTGAAAATTTTTGAGGTTTCACTTCTTTATTTTTAGATTCTTCTTTTTCATCAAACCATATAGGTTTACTTGGATCTTGCATTAGCTAAAGCTCCTTCTAAAAAAAATGTCCATTGTCTGCCAATAGATTTCCAGTTGTAAAAATTATTATAAAACTTTTGTTGGAACTTCAAATGCTGTCTCAAGCCTTCTTCGTTTATTTGTTCAGGTATACCATCTATGACGGCAGCAAATTGTTTAGCAAGATTTTTCCAATTATTATCGTAAGGTATGTATATAGGAAACTCAGAGCAAGTTTCGTAAAGTGCTCCGTTGTCCGTTGTTGCTACATACAAACCACATGCCAAAGATTCTAATGCAGATATACAAAAAGTTTCTTCCCATATATTCGGATATACAAAAGCATCGTACCTATGCAAATTTTCCAAGATGTAATCATTAGGTTTGTATCCTATATAATTTACGTTTGGTAATTTGTTTGCTTGTTCATATAATGCCTTATACTTATCATCATTATCTTTTTTAAAATCACTGCCATAAATATTTGTACTGCTATAAACATCTAAAGTAATATTAGGATTCTGAACTAATTGCATTGCACCAAGTAGAACAGATAAACCTCTCCATGGGGTAGGATGATAGATAAGTTTTATTTTGTCCCTCTTTTCATCAGGATCTCTTAGTTTTATATTTTTAATACCATTCTTTATTACAGTGCATTTTTCGTGTGGTATTTTAAACGTCTTTCTAAATTGCTCATAGTTCCAATGACTATTAAATACATAATAATCATATTGATCAATTGAACTATCGTTTCTAAAAAATTCTTGAAAGTGGGGTTGATCAGGGGCCATCTTTTGCCAAAGTATATTTATTTTATTTGCTGCTAAAGGAGTTCTTCCTGGTACTGACAAACATATTTGAAATTTTTCTAATAACTTTTCAGATACGTGTTCCTTTAAGAATTTGTATTGTAGCTCAGTTCCGCCTAGTGGTTCCATTATTTTTTTGTCTTACTAAAGATAGGAAGATCTGGAACTTGTACTTCTATGTCCGTAGCTAAATCTTCTTCGGGATGGTTTGCTAAAAAAGCTTCTTTAGTTTCGTATCTATCACCAGTTTTCATACTTCGATAGATAGTTTTAGTTTCACATTTAATTTTGTTTTGAATCATATGATTTGTTTACAATATATTAACGTCCCTGTCCACGATACTTTTTACGATATGGTTTTCTTTTACTATATTTTTTTGCGTGTTTGCCAGGACGTTTTTTAGGTGTACGTTTGTGATAATTTGATACACCATATAAAGGTTTCTTTTTAGCCATGATCGTTTAAAGGTGTGTCTACGTTAAAACTTAATGATCTTCTAATTCCTTCACCTTTAAAAGGATAAACAGTGTGAAAAAGATTATAGGGAAAAATATATAAATCACCAACTTTAGGTTTAATGAGGACTGAAGGGTTACCAAACATGTCACCCATTTGTGAGATAAATTCTAGTCTGCCGTCTTTAGGCTCTTCAATTGCATTTACAGCTTTAGCATTGTTTATGCAATCGGGTACTCTTAAAAACAATACTGAACTCAAACCTAATGGACCTGTACCATAATGAATATGTAATGGATTGTATTCATTTTGTTTTTGATCATTTATCCAACAAGAATTTAAAATAGCTTTATAACCTTTTGTTACGTGTTTATGAGATGTGTTATGTATGTAAGTATGGCAACATCCATTGAAAAAATCTAATGTTGCTTTATTTAATATTGAAACTACATTCCATTCCTCTTTTATTTCGCCTGCTAAACCTTGGGTGTGTGAGGGTAATTTTTTATCAGCTAAATATCTATCAAAATCATTATTCAAATAATCAATGTATTCAGGTGGCATTACAAACTTACCTACATGGAATCCAAGATTAAACACTTGGACACACTCTTGAAATTTATTATCTAACATAGAAATATACTTAACCGTTTTCTTGAGATCTGTCTAGTTGTGCGTAAGATATTATACCTTGTATTTCATTAGCTGTACCAGCTGTCATTTTTAAAATGTCTCCACCCTCCAACACTAAAGTCTCGGTTATAATATTAGAAACAGTATTGGCGGCTATTGCTTTTCTTGATATTGAAAAAGTCGTAGATGCTGAAGTATCTGTAACTTGTACAGATAAATCTATAGAACTTCCTGATGAGTTATCAATTTGAACTTGTTTAACTAAAAAGGTTGCAGAAGTTGGACAAGACAAAACAGAGGTAGTGCCAGTCGTTGTTAAATTAATTCCTTGATTTTTATATTGTATAGTCATTATGATAAAAAATAGTTAAATGCCTCTGACTGATTTTTTATATCATTTTGATATGAAAAATTCAATTGTGATTGTAACGTTCTTAATGCTTGCTGAATCTGCCTTTGATCTTCTTCCGTGTATACTTTTTTAGGTTCAGGTATTTGTATAGTTATTTTGGCCATTATCTTCTACCATCAACCCTAACATCAAATCTAAATGTACCATATCTCCAACTCTCGTCTATTTCTGTGCACTCTATTTGAACAGCTGCTAATCTCGCTCTAGCTCTTGTATCTATTTTTGTCGTGCTTGAAGAAACTGTAAATGGCCCTAAAGGGCTTGAAGCTGCAGTTGATCCTTGAGGGAACGAATTTAAAAATATGGTTACTTTTGAATTACCACTTATTCTTTTGAAATCAGGTAAAAATCTTTTTACACTCATTAAAAATTCACCGTCTCCTGGTACTCCCGCATTACCATTTAAATCAAACTCTCCTGATTTTATAAAAGACGGTATAGCAGTTGTAGTACCATCTGCATTAGATTGATTGACACCAACTTCATGAGCGTAGTAAATACTTGCTCCATTAGAAACACCTGAGACTACAGGAAATGTTGGTGTATCACTAGCGTTAAAATCAGTTGCGTAAGGAACTTCGTAAACTGTAGAACCATACCAAGTGGTTCGATCTAATGTACCCGTTGTCCAAACATTTTCCGCAAAGTTGTAAGTAACAACTCTATCTATTACACTTGAACCAGATTTAGGATAAAACCAATTTATTTCTGAATACAATTCATTAATACCACCATAAACTTGTTTGCCTGATGTATAATTTAAGCCAAGATTTTTACCATCAGTTGTAAAAACAAAATCTTCTACCAAACATGGTAATGATTTTACTGTTCCATCATACATGTAAAACCCACCCGTTTTACCCATCCAATAGACAGCACCATTTGCAAACACACCAGCATGAGGCCCAAGCAAACCATTATTTGATCCTACCTTTCTTATAGAAAATGTAAAAGGTGGACCAACAAATTGCATCTCGTATGCAGCTGTATCGGTTAAAACTAAAATATAATCTTTACCTTTGAAAGCACCTATAATTTCAGTGCCATCATCTAACCTAAAAGTTCCCGCAGTGTTTGTTGAAGTGGGTGCATAATCACTTGTGCTTTCTTGATCAGAAAATCTAATAAACATTTTATCTTGGGAGGTTGTTGTACCTATAGTAGTTTCTGTACCTAAATGAAATAAGTGTCTGTCTCTATCTGAAACAATACTCATTACAGATCTTGTAGGTTGTCCAGTTCCAATAGTGGCTCTTGTTTGTAAAGCATTTGTAGGTGCAGCATCCCAAGTAAAAGTTCTTCCGTTATGAACTGTTGCAATTAAAATATTTCCAAAATTATCTAATGACCAGTTTGCAGGATCAATTGTAACGGTGCTGGAAGATGATGCATCCCCCCAACCAACATAAGAAGATATGTCTGTTACAGTCGAACCGTTTGTATGATCTGCAGCTGATGTTCCGTTTTGAGCTCTACTCAACGTTTGTAAAGTGTTTGAGGATTTTGTTGCATAAGCTATGTCTTCTGATCCTATTCGAATTATTCCTGAATTTGGAAACGCAGATGCATCTGTTAAAATAACTTGTGCAGTTGTTCCAGCAGCAAGAGTTCCTCCGTTGTTCATTGTAGTTGTAACTTGTGCCACTGTTCTTCCGCCCCAAAGGTATGTGCCCCATCCATAACCATAAGATGCATTTAAGGGACCTACAGGCTCATAAGGATTGACATCTATTGTGCCGTTGTTCGTTGTTCCTGATCCTGTTTCAGCAGAGGGCATGGTAATTGTAAAAGTTGTAGTCGTAGGAACAGACTGAACCTCGAACACTTTGTTATCAAAGTCTGTAGCAGTAAAACCAGTTTGTGCTGCATTAAAAGATCCAGCATTTGCAAATGTAGTCAGCTCACCAACTTCTAAATTGTGAGATCCTGTTGTTGTGATAGTGACTGTGGTCGATGCATTTGTCGTGGTAATATTACCACCTGTTTGAAAATTATCTGTCTCAAGTGGTGTTATGTCATAAAAAGCACCTTCGTAATAAATCACTAAAACTCTATCGGTGCCTATGGCAGCGTATCTTTTACCATCTGTATTAGCCCAAACGTGTTGAGCCCTAGCAGCACCAACAATTTTATCATTTACTAAAGCCTCCCAACCACCAATCTTTTCAGGCTCACCGTATCTAAATCTTACATTATCTCCATCAACCCATCTTCCCTCTGCATCAGAAGGTGTAGATTGCTTATCAAATCCAGGTGCTATATTTACTTTGGATAAAGGCATGGCAAATTATACCATTTTTTCTAAGGGTTATAAACTAGTTCGATAAATCAACTTCGTAGTCGTGATTATTTTGTTTTTGGACATGTTCAGGAAAATGCCTTTGAAAATCAGCTACTATTTTAATTAAGTCGTTGGCTACAGCTTTGAAAGATTCGGGTGTTAAAATGAACTTACCTTTTTCATTGAGAATTTTAATTTCTTGCTCAGAAAATAACCATTCACAGCTTCCATCTTTGTATTGTTTAAAAGTCATATCTATTCATAACAAATAAAAGAACTAAGAACAAGCAGGTTCCCCCAAACCTTTTCTTTGGTCAAACATAAATTTTAAATTATTTGGTGTATTCTCACAATATTGCAAATCAAGATTTATATAATGGTCACCATTTAATGGACCTATTTTTTGACATTGGTACATGTTTCCACAATAAACTAATGCATCTCCATTCTCTAAAACAAACTCATCATCAGTATCTACCTTAGTTTTCCATTTCACATCTGAACCTAAATTTATTTGACATGTAAGTTGTCTGTGTTGATCTACCTTAAAAGGTTTTTGAGTAGATTCGTTAATGTAAACTTTCATAATGGATATTAAAGGTAATAATTTTTTTCCAGAAATTTCTTCCAAGATCTTTCTTTTATTCTCAAGCAAACAATCAAAAAATATGTCTCCTCCTATTAAAGTTTCTGCTAAGCTTTCCTTATCTCCATCAAACAAATTTTTATTTCTCTGATGAATAATTTTTGCGTAGGCATAAAATAACTTTTGATCATTTTCATTTAAAAAATTTTTTACTACCACAAACTTTTTTCTTGTGTTTGTAGTTGTTTCAATATCTAAAAACTTTTCTAAACCAGCCATGACACCACCGTATATCTTTCACCCTTAGTTATTTCTTCTACTTTATGAGGATACATAAAATTACTAGGAAACATGATGACTCTATTTTTTTTAGGTTTGATTACCATATTTTCAGTTTTTTGATCGGGATCAGTAAAAACTAAATTACCTCCCTCAAAGTTATCATTACAAAACATTATAAAACTTAAACATCTTTTAAATTGTGTTGCATAGTCAACATGCGCTATGTAATGACCACCAGGTTTATATTTTAACAAAGTTGTATTTTCTATTTCAGAAACAGGATTGTGAGGTAATTTGCAATCATTAATATATTTCATGTTAGTTAAAGTAATTATATTCGTTAATATATTATTCCAATGTATCCCTGTTAAATTTTGATTTTTGCTCATTTCTAATTGATCAGGTGCTGAAGCTGCTCTTGCAATGTTATCCATGTGTACAATCTCAGTATCTCTTATTTTTCTTAATTCTTCACCTTGTTGGCCACTACCTATTTGAGCAACATCATATGAAGTTTTTTTAGCATATTTTAAAAAGTGATTAATAACATGTTCTTTAGCTACGTCATCATAATATTTTACAAAATCTTTTATATTCATTTATAACTCTTTTTTCTCCAGCTACTTAATTTATAATTATCTAAAAATCTTGAAGCCATTATACTAAAATTAAAATTTAGTTTTTTTGAATTTACACCTTTAATCTTCATCTTCCAACTTTCTCTTTTAAAAGGAAAAACTTGGACAATAGGAGTTCCTCTTTTAATTATCATTTCTAAAGGCAAGTCCTTATCTAGAGCGTTGATTATAAAAGGAAAATTTACTGGTGTATCGAAAGAATCTGTATCTACTATTCCAGGAATTATTTCAAATCTTTCATCATTATTATTTAATATAGGAATAAATAAACAAGAATATCCTGGAGGAGTTTTTATTACCCAAGGTTGAGTAAATTTACAAACAGGTCCACCTATTTGTTTTTTAATTTTAGGCCAACCACTTACTTGTTTATAGTCCTGCATTTGACCTCTATCATCATACCTTGATTGTAAATTTAAACTTGGATTATTTGGTGCGAGTAATCCTAAATTTACTGGTGTTTCAGTTTTAGTATTCTTCTTAATAGATCCATCTTTTTCATCTTCGTAACCATGTAAAATCCTTAAATCTTGTGGATTTTTTAATAAATAACCAGATGTCAAAGTATCTAAAAAAGGAATACAACCTTTCACAGTTTTATTATCAATTGTGTGATTTAATTTTTTAAACCACTCAGGTATGTTTCTTTTTATTGGTGTTGGAAAAACTTCTTTTTCACTTTTTGAATTTACGTATTCTTCTGTGCATTGAAATTCAATTATGTTGTCGAACATAATATCTTTTTACATAATGATTTTAAGAAGTCAACTATGCTCTCATTTGGTGTAAAATATCTGTTACACCCATTTCTGATAATTTTTTATGAAAACCGTAAGCAAAAGTCCCCATAGATGATAGATCAAATGCTTCTAAAGCAGTTTTAGAGGCTTCAACTTTTGCTCTGTGTGCGTCAGAAACATAAGAGTTAGAAGTTAAAGTTTGATCATAAGTACGTATTAAAGCATCTTTGTGTACTGTAAGTGTATCCATAGTCCAATTGATCCACTCTTCTGCAGGCCAATCTATTACGTTCAATGAAGATCCATCATAACTTTGTATTAATTTTTCTTCTTTTTCTAGCTGTCCTGCAAGTTCATCTGATATGTCAACAATTGCATAAGCTTCTCTTACGTTATCACAAACATCATCTATTTCAGATTCAGTTAAAGCAATCTTTTGTAAAGGTCTTAAAACTCCGATTTGTTTATTTAAAATTGCGTATGCCATATATTAACTTCCAGTTTTTTGTTCCCAAATTTGAATTCCACCAGGAGTAGCTTCAGCACCTAAATTTCTTGCATCGTTTGATATTAACGGTGCTTTTGGAAATATTGCTGATCCTGAACTTGGTGCAGGACCTCTATAATATGGTGTGTATTCTCTTAAATCTGATACTATAGTTCCAATGTTTGTAGCAATTGTTCCTGAAGCTCTTGTAATAAAAGGCCCCGTCCCCGTACCACCATTGGCAACAATTTCGTTTGTGTTCCAAGTTGTTGCATTTCCAGCGGCACCAGTATTTGACCCTGCTGTACCGTTTGTACCAACTACGTAAGCAGCAGTGTAAGGATGTGAGATAGTGTTTGTTACTACATAACCCCAACCGCCTATTTGACCTGTATGGTGATTTCTATAAGTAGAGTTTGACCCTGGTCCGCCACCAATTGCTAATATTGCAAGTTTACTTGTGTTTGTGTCAGCGGTAAAGTTTCCTGAATCCGTTCCTCCTGTCCCTCTTGCTGTAGTGCCAAGAGCCGTTGAAGGCCAAAATGATCCTGCAGAAACTGCACCAGAAGAGGCAGCAGTTAATCTTCCTTGAGCGTCCACAGTTAAAGTTGCTAATGTGTAAGTTCCAGCTGTTACAGTTGTGTTAGCCAGTTTGTCGGCATCTACAGCATCATCTGCTATCATGTCTGTAGCTACTTGAACTTCACCAAATGCTCCAGCGGTTGCCGCTCCAACTACTCTGTTTGCAGCAGTTGAGTGTTGAAATTTTGCAAAAGTTACAGCGTCATCTGCTATCTTAGCAGTCGTTACGTTTGCGTTTGATATGTTAGCTGTAAGAATTGCATTTGCTCCAACTTGTGCAGCAACAATTGTTCCACCTAATGTATCTAAAGATATTTCTTTTAAATTTGTTCCGTCAGCATATGCTGCAAAGATCGCTGCTCTGTCAGGAGTAAAACCAGTTCCTGAAGCAGTTTTGATTGTTAAATTTGTTGGATTAGTTAATCCTGTACAATCGAAGATATAAAATTTTTCCATTGAGTCAGGTATAGTACAAACTGTGCTTGCAGCGATCGAAGCTGTCGCAAATTTGATTACCATGTTTCTAGCATTTGATATGGCAGCATTTGACATGACAAGTGCTAAAGTACCACCACTAGATAGTGTTACTTGTTCGAATCCTGCTACCGCTTGTTGTATTAATTGTAAGTTAGTATTAGTTTTATCACCCCACGTACCAGCATTTTCACCAGTAGTCATTAACTCCAATTTTAAATCTGCAGAATAATTTGATGCCATATATACCTTATGTTAACTTAATTAAGCAGCGAGATCAACCTCAGTCCAAACATTATTTACACCTGGATCAATCGTTTGCCATGCTGTTACTCTAACTGTGCCAATACTAGCTGTCAACCCTATACCAGTTAAGCTTATATTTACGTTACCAACAACAGATGCGATACTTCCTACTCTTGGCTCTACGCCTAATGAAGCCAAACCAACCTGTTGTCCTGGTATCTCAACAGCAGATCCCATGGCTGTAGCCATTGCTTGTCCTGAGACAACTTCAGTGGTTGTTTGAACTAAAGTTATCGTGCCTAAAGTTGCTGTGGCTGTTATACCTCCAACTACATCTACAGGAGTTTTTAAACCAGCTACAACTTGACCTGGAGAAGTAGATAAAGACTGACCAGATACATCTTCTCTAGTTGTTTGATCTAAATCTGTTGTGCCTAAAGAAGATTGTAAAGCATCTTCACCAACAAAGACTGAAACATTACCATCAATTTGAATTGAATTTAAACCTTGTGTAACAGTAATTAAATCTAAACCATTTTGTTGTGTAGCAAAATCAACGGAGACACCAACACTACCAATAGCAGATGTCATTGATTGTCCTTGAGCTATAGCAGAATATGTATCACCCCATACTCTGTTGCCCCAACCGCCTCGGCCCCAACCTACTTCTACAAGAGCCTCAACTGTTACATCTCCAATTGATGAATTTAAAACTTGTGATCCAGCTAATACTGATCCTGCAATACCCCAAGCACCTTCGTTCCAAGCATTTGCTCCCCAACCTTCTCCTGGCCCTGCTTGTACAAGTTCGCCTAATGTAGTATTAGCAGAAATACCTGATACCTCAGCACCTGAACTTGATGCATCCCCCCAAACTCCATCACTCCAATCTAAAGCACCCCATGTGTTTGTTGTAATATCAAATATACCTCCCATTCCAATTCCGTGCACATAACACAGATAATAAAAATCAG